AATTCAAATAAACATGTCTTTTAAATCAACAATCGCTGCAGTAGCAGCAACTCCTCTTCTAGTATCTGGTGCAGCTTTTGCTGGTCCATATGTTAATATAGAAGCAAGTGGATCATATCCTGATGGTGCTTATACATCTGGTTCTATCGAAACAGTAGTTGGATACGAAGGAGAAACTCCTGGTGGAATCGGTTGGTATGTATCTGGTGGTCCTACAGTGACTCATACAGAATCAACTGATGAGTTCGGTGACGTTGAGTTAATCGGATACCTTGGTGGTTCTTATGATAAGTTCTACGGAGAGATCTCTGGAGTAACTAACGAAGATGACATCGACTGGGGTGCTAAAGCAGGTGTGAAGTTCACATTCTAAGTCCATACGGATCAAATTTATGAGGGGTGCTTGACACCCCTCTTTTTTATGCTAGGATGGACATGCCTTTATTATAGATAAAATTAAAAGAACAATTTTCACCAGATGTTATCAAACATAACTGTATATTCTAAGAACGACTGTCCTTATTGTCAGAAAGTATGTGAATTATTCGATGCATTGGAAGCAAACTATGTCGTTTATAAACTCAACGAACACTTCAGTAAGAAAGCATTTTATAATGAGTTTGGTGAAGGTTCCACATTCCCCCAAGTCACAATCGGTACACGTAGAATTGGTGGGTCAAAAGAAACAGTTACTTATTTAAAAGAGAATGGATTGGTATGAAGATGAGTTTTACCCATTGGTAGAACAAGCAATAGAAGAATCATTTAATGGTAGATACTTATTTAATTGCTACCTTTATCTTAAACACAACAAAGCAACCAAACCTCAAGTCAGAAAATTTTGTGAAAGTTCAACTGCTGCAGAGATATCTGCAACAACCCTTGAATTGGAACAGTACATTAAGGGAGGGGATCAAACCCTACGTGAAGCTTACGGTCACATACCCAAACCTACAGCACGTAAGATTAAAACCTATCTTTATAGAATACTAGAGGATGCATGGAAGTATGAACTCGAAAGGAAACCAGGAAGGAAAGCAAAACCCAAAACCAAAAGAAGAAAAGTCGCCACTAAATAAAGGTGATGAGTTCATGCTACGTAGGAGGTTAGGCAAAGAACCCGAACCAGATAACACAACAATAGTTTTAAATGGAGGTAAAGCCATGGACATGGCAGTTGTACTTACCCTGTCTACATTGATTACTATCGGTGGGACAATTATTGGATTTGTTATTGGGTGGTTTGCAAACAGTTACTATTTGAATTACGTAGAAGCGATTTCAGATAGTAAAGAAACTGAAGAGAGTATTAAACTCACACAACATCCAGAGATGATGGATGAGAATGGTAACCCTATTCCATTCCAAATTGCTAAACTTATCAGCGTCGAATTTGATGAAAGGGATGCGTTCACACGTGACCCCTTTACAGATCCAGATGATTGATATATAATATTACTATTGACATAGAATTATGAAACTTTTGATTTCGGAAGTTATTAAAAAGGCATCTAATGCCAAAACTAAAGCAGAGAAAATCAAGATCCTACAGGAGAACAATAGTCAAGCACTACGTTCAGTTCTGAAATGGAATTTTGAACCAAAGATTATCTCTGACATACCAGAAGGTGAAGTTCCTTTTAAAAGAAACGATGCACCTATAGGTACTGAGCATACTATGCTCGAAAGAGAAGCAAAGAATCTATGGAGATTCATTAAAGGTGCTAACTCTCTTGCTAGGTTCAAGCGTGAACAACTATTCATCCAAATGCTAGAAGGTCTTCATGAAAGTGAAGCAGACATAATCTGTTTGGTAAAAGATAAGCAATTGCATAAGAAGTATAGAATTACTAAGGCAGTTGTAACCTCAGCTTTTCCTAACATTCAGTGGTCAGAATGACAACAGAATCTAAACCAAAGATGGAAAAGAAAAGAGTTTCTTTTACAGAACAAGAGGTCTCAGAATATCAAATCAAAGTTTTTAAACATGATATTCTAGAGAAAGATATTGACAAGACAAAGTACCCACAGGGAACTACTCTTGTCATTTATAGTATTGGTGAAGAGATTATTAATGATCTTATATTAGCACAAAAAAGTGCACTCATATTTGATGCTTACTATGATAAACTCAAGACATTGGGTGGCAAACTATTGCACTTGAACTCTTGGTATGGTACAATTAATCCTAAGTTATGGGATCAACCTAAACCTAAATCTAAAAAGCAAAAGAAATGAACCAAGACAAATTCAAAGCAAGAGAAGTATGTATGACTTCCTTGTCTCACAACAGCATTCAGATTGACAACAAAGCATATACTTTTTGTCAGAAAGCAATTGATGTAGGTGACATTAAATGGGATACTTCTGAAGAAGATATCACAAACATGTATGGTTACTACAATGACAAAGGTTTCATTTAATTTATGGTAAAACTTATTAGTATTACTCCTGATGCTGAAAAGACAATGGGGTTCATCGCTAGGGTATCTAACCCTAAGAACCAAGAGAACCCAGAAGTATCAGGACTTTTGAAGTATTGTATTAAGCATGGGCATTGGTCTGTGTTTGAGCAAGCACATATGACTCTAGAAATTGAGACAACTAGAGGTTTAGGTGCACAGATCTTAAGACATAGATCTTTTACATTCCAAGAATTTAGTCAAAGATATGCTGACACTAACTTGTTAGGTAGCATACCTATACCAGATTTAAGGAGACAAGACAAAACTAATCGCCAAAATTCTATCAATGATATCCCCAAGAATCAGAAGGAGAATCTCCAAAAGAACATTGCTCGTTACTTCGCTGAAGGAATTGATCTTTATAATGAACTCATCCGTGAGGGCATTGCGAAGGAATGTGCGAGGTTTGTTCTCCCTTTAGCAACACCAACCAAGATTTATATGACAGGTAGTATACGTTCTTGGATTCACTACATAGATTTACGTTCTGCACATGGTACTCAGAAAGAGCACATGGATATAGTAGAAGAATGTAGATCAGTATTTAAAGAACAGTTACCTGTAGTATCGGAGGCATTATCATGGTAGAGGACTTTGCTGCACAAATAAAACTGGGAACAAAGAAATCCCATTCAATGGCAGAGAATACATCCTTTGTTACATCGTTCCTGAGAGGGGTTGTGAGCGAGGAAAGTTATCGAACCTTAGTATCTAACCTTTACTTTGTTTACACTGCCTTAGAGGACGTTGCAGAGCAGTTAAAAGACAACGATGAAGTTAGTCCAATATTGTTTGATGAACTAAAACGTCATAAAGCATTAGCAAAAGATTTAGATTACTTTTATGGAGAAGGGTGGCATGAAACCATATATCCTAGTGATGCTACCAAAAGATATATTGATAGGATAAGAGAAGTAGGTCGTCAAGAACCATACCTATTCATAGGACACCATTATACTAGATACATGGGTGATCTATCTGGTGGTCAGATATTAAAAGGGATTGCAAAGAAATCATTGAAATTAGGTGATGAAGCTTTTAATTTCTATGAGTTCAAAGATATATACAATCCAGTTGACTTTAAGAATAACTATAGAGGTACACTAAACTGTTTGCCCTTGACACAAACGCAAGTTGATGGGATAATAACAGAAGCAAACTATGCTTTCCGATTAAACATGTATATGTTTGAGGAGTTAGCAGGTAGTGCACCCAAAACTATGCTTCAAATCATAGGAACTTTAGTCGGTGAGTTTATTGCCGAGATGATTGTATCTAAGAGGTTTAGGTAATGCCAACTTACGAATTTAGAAATAAGGAAACAGGAGAGATCACCGAAGAACGGATGTCCTTTACTGTCCTCGATAAATATAAGGAGGATAACCCTCACTTAGAACAGTATCATTCCACTTATCCTGGTTTGGTTGCTGATGCTCATGTAAGAGACAAGAGACCAGATGGTTTCAAAGATGTATTGAAGAGTATTAAGAAAGCAAATCCTGGTTCAAATATCGACACTTCCTTTACAAGCAACATTTAAATGCCACGTAGAAAGAAAACTTCTGATTTTGATTTCGTAAACAGTTCCCCTAAAAAGATGAGACGTAAGAAACCTATCAATACAGAGCAACTAGTTGACATCCAACCTCTGACCGACAATCAGAAGTTAGTTTTTGATGCTTACGAAAACAATAAGAACCTATTCTTATATGGTTGTGCAGGTACAGGTAAAACATTCATTGCAATGTACCTAGCATTAAAAGAGATTCTATCTAACAAGACAGCGTACGAGAAACTTTATGTAGTACGTTCACTTGTACCAACCAGAGAGATTGGATTCTTACCAGGTGATCACGAGGACAAAGCACATCTATATCAAATACCTTATCAGAATATGGTAAAGTATATGTTTAAGATGCCTGATGATCCTGCATTTGAAATGCTTTATGATAATCTAAAAGCACAAGAAACAATTTCATTCTGGAGTACATCTTTCTTACGTGGTACTACTTTAGACAATGCTATAGTACTTGTCGATGAGTGTCAGAATTTAAACTTCCATGAGTTAGATTCAATTATGACTCGTGTTGGTAATGATTCTAAAATTATCTTTGCTGGTGACATAGCACAGACAGATTTAGTAAAGACCAATGAAAAGAATGGTATCCTTGACTTCATGAAGATACTTGAGATCATGGATGAGTTCGCTAACATTGAGTTTGATGTCAACGATATTGTTAGAAGTGGTTTAATTAGAAACTACATCATTACTAAATTACAAATAGGTCTTTAATGTTTAATCATGTTATTATGGAGATGTCTCTTGAAGACATCTGTGCAAGAAATGTAGGAGGTAAGAGAGTATATGAGGTAGGGGATCAAAGGTATCCATCTATTTCTACTATCTGTTCCTTTAGAAATAGAAAATCTATTGCTGAATGGAGAGCACGAGTTGGTGCTGAAGAAGCAAACAAGATTTCTAAACGTGCTACTACTGCAGGTACTACAGTTCATAGTATGATTGAAGATTATCTTAACAATGAACTAGACCTTGAAAAGTATGATGGTAAACATCTTGCTAAGATACTTTTCACGCAAGCAAAACCAATGCTTGCACGGATAAACAACATTCACTTTCAAGAAGCACCACTATACAGTCACGAGTTTGCAATAGCAGGTAGAGTTGACTGCATAGCAGAGTTCGATGGTAAGTTATCAATCATCGACTTCAAGACATCCTCTAAAGAAAAGAAAGAGGAATGGATTGAGGGGTACTTGGTACAAGAGACAGGTTATGCTAAAATGTATGAGGAAAGATCTGGTATTAAAGTCGAACAGATCGTTACTCTTATAACTTGTCAAACTGGGGACACACAGGTATTCATAAAGAATCCTGATGACTACGTGCCTTTATTGAGAGATTACATTCAAGAGTATAACGATGCCCAGTAAATCTAAAAACATTAATGAATTAATTGACGACACCTTTATGGATAAGAACAAATTCTCCATGACGATTGAGAACATCGTTAAAGATAGTAACAGAACCTTGAGTTACATTGATGCTATCGTTGACTTCTGTGAGTCGAAAGACATAGAAGTTGATTCAGTTACTAAGTTGATAGCACCAACTTTAAAGGAAAAGATTAAAGCAGAAGCAATAAAATTAAACTTTATAAAGAAAACTACTAAAGCAGTTCTTCCTATATGAGTTCCTTTGATTGTTATGTAATTTACTTGGCAATAAAAGCACACTTCTCCAGAAAGACATACGATTACTTCAAGTATAATGGTCACATAAAAGCATCACAAGAGAAGTTTAATGAAAGACCAGACGTATACTTCTTTGAGAAACTTGCCAAGAGATATACTAAAAAAGAATTAGAATCATACTTTGTATCTAACTTCTTATCTAACTCTAACCTATGGGTAGGAGAAATGAATGATAAGAACTTCCTTGATTGGAAGAAAAAGATACAGAGTATTTCTTATTTGTATGAGAATGATTTAAAAACTATTGTTGATAGATGTGGTAGCTTGAATGATGCAATGAAGTGTAAGAATTTCTCACACTCTATACTAATTAAACTATATCTTGGTGATCATATCATGCCAGAAACTATGGTATTGTTAAATAGGGTAACAGGTTTCATAGAAAGATATGATACACTACTCAGTGATTCTATCTGGATAAAAGTATCAAACCTCTTGCAAAAATATGATCCATTTGTTATAGTGGATTACAACAAAATCAAATCTATTACAGTAGGAAATTTATGAGTAAGTTATTCGACTCGGAAATAGTTCAGAAAGAAATGGACGAAATGACCTCCACTTATATGGATCTCATGATGAAAGTTCCATACTTTGCTGTCATGGATAGAGAGCAAAGAAAAGAGGTAATAGATGGTCTAGAACTACTAGTCGATAGGCAAGAAACCCTATATAGTAGGGCATACCTTATGGATGATGAGGATAGTCAACTCGTCAAAGATAATTTTAAAAATGCTGCCAAGGAGTTAGGTGTACCAGAAGAAATGGTAGGTCTACCTATTTTTAAAAAGGCAAGAGAGGTACTGCATGACATGAGAGATAACCTTGACAATCTCTTATGAATACTGTATAATACAAACAATCCTACAATACAACTAATACGGAGAATACACATGTCATTTGCTGCATTAAAAAAGCAAGGTTCTTTGCTTGATAAACTCAACAAAGAAATTAATAAGACCGAAGTTACTTCTGGTTTTATAGATGATCGCCTTTGGAAACCACAAATGGGTAAAGAAGGTATCGGCAGTGCTGTCATCAGGTTTCTACCACCTGCTAAAGGTAACGAATTACCTTGGGCAAAGGTATGGAGTCATGCATTCCAAGGACCAGGTGGATGGTACATTGAGAACTCATTAACTACTCTAGGACAGAACGATCCTGTTGGTGAGTTAAACAGATCACTATGGAACAGTGGTTTAGATTCGGATAAAGAAATAGCACGTAAACAAAAGCGTAAGTTATCATACTACAGCAACATCTATGTTATCAAAGATGCTGCATCTCCAGAGAACGAAGGAAGAGTATTCCTCTACAAGTATGGTAAGAAGATACATGATAAGATTATTGCAGCAATGCAACCAGAGTTTGAAGGTGAAGAACCAATCAATCCTTTTGATTTCTGGCAAGGTGCTGACTTTAATTTAAGAATCAAAAAGGTTGCAGGTTTTTGGAACTATGATAGTTCTACTTTCGGTAGTGTCTCTCCACTAGGTGGATTTGATGATGCTAAACTAGAGAGTATCTACAATCAAATTCATGATCTTAATGAGTTCACAGGTGCATCTAACTTCAAAACATATGCTGAACTTAAGGCAAGATTAGATCTAGTTCTTAAGGGCACTGCTACTAGAAGAGTAGATGAAGAGGAACTAGAGAATGAGATTGCTGCAAAGATGGAATCAAAACCAAGTCCTTCTGTTGCATCACCTTCTATAGCAACACCATCATCTGCTAACCCTGATGAAGATGCCTTTAGTTACTTCGATCAATTAGCTAACGAAGAGTTCTAGGTACATAGTGATACACATTAAAAAGACCCTACTATTAATAGGGTCTTTTTTTATTGTTAAGATTTCTAACATTATAGATATTGTCAGGAGGTAAAGACAATGTTACGTATCAATGTATCTTTTAATAGACCAGAAGTTCCAGAATATGATGAAGAAATCCATAATCCAGAGAAGGTCTTTGCTCTCCTGTGTTATAGAGGTGTGTACTATGCTAAGTGGGTCATGTTGAACCCCTTTGGTATAATAGATTGGAATCTAAAGAATCCCCGAAAACGAAATTGACCTTTTAGTTTCAAAAAAGGGGGGAAAAAAATCTGGGCAAAATTTCGTCAAAAGGGTCGATTAGGTATTTATACCTATTGACCCCTTTCTTGTATATCGTACTCTATTTGAATTACTTTAGAAGATCTACCCATACTATCACGTTTAGATATTTTTTGAAAAGTACCACGTAGTTGTGTACTGATACCTTTCAGTTCAGTAATTAATTCTGCTTCAAGATCATCAGCGATGTCTCTGTGTCTGTCTACTCTCATTAGTTT